ATAGTTCCAAGTTTAGTATTTGTTGCTTCAATATCGGTTTCTATAGTTCCAAGTTTAGTATTAGTTGTTGATTGATTTGATGCTGTAGCGAAACCAGTTATATTACCTTCTTGAATAGAAACTTTTAAATTATCACTTGATAAAGCCGAGGGTAGTCCAGCACCTTGTAAAGCCGATGTAGCGAAACCGCTTATATTACCTTCTTGTATAGAAACTCTTAAATTATTACTTGATAAAGCACTTGGTAGTCCAGCACCTTGTAGAGCAGATGTAGCGAAACCAGTTATATTACCTTCTTGAATAGAGACTTTTAAATTATCACTTGATAAAGCCGAAGGTAGTCCAGCCCCTTGTAGAGCAGATGTAGCAAAACCAGTTATATTACCACTTGAGATATTAACATTAACTTTGTTAGAACCTACACACGCTTCTAAAACATCAACACCAGTATCAATATTTCCGAGGTGTAATTCGGCATTATCAAGAACACCATCAATAGTAGTTAGTAGTGTATTTGTTGCTTCTATATCGGTTTCAATAGTTCCAAGTTTAGTATTAGTTGCTTCTATATCGGTTTCAATAGAAGTTAGACTTGTTTCTATATCATCTTGTTTCGCTTCAGTTGCTAGACCACCACCACTCGTAGAAGAAATATTTACATTCATTTTATTACTCGCTACGCATCCATCTACCGTCCCCGTATGTGCTGAAATATTATCTAATACAGCATTATCGGTTGCTGAAAGTGCGACTATTTGTTCTGCTGAACTATTGACAACCATGGGTTTAAAATTTCCAGCGGATACATCACGACCATAATTATAAATTTGTAGTTTAGAAGATCCTTCACCAACATTATTATTACCAGCCCCAGCGAGACTATCTAATTTAGAAGTAATATCACCACCCGAAACTAAATCTATTTGTTGATGACCAGCGGCATCAATTAAATTACTTACTACTTTCCCGTTAGTTCTATCATAACCTAATCCTACAGTTCTTAATTGAGTTGAACCATCACCCATCGCTATTGTATTATTTGTGTGTCCGCTAAAAGAATCTAATTTATCGTTTGTCGCTTGAATTTTTGTTTCTAATGTATCTGTATTAACATTAACGTTACCTACGTCAACATGAATATTTTTGGTATTTTCTTTAATATCGCTTAATAGTGATGTATGAGAGGCTAGATGCTTAGTGTTATAACCGAGATTAGGCATATTTATATATATAACTTATATTTTTTTTTCTAATTTTTTATTTTTGCCCGACTATTTGTAAAAATACCGATGAACCGCTTTTTATATCTTGAGCAAGGTTACCGTCGGGAGCGAGGATTCTTATCCTAAATCTTGAAAGATTAATAGGGATGCCTCGGTGAATGTATTGAATCCCCGCATCTTCGGCACTTGATATGAAATTACTTGTGTTATAAAATCTAGAGACAATACCTTTTATTTTTGAATTTAATGATGTAGAACTTCTAAAGTCTTGTGGTAAACCACAATCAATCTCAATCAAATAATATCCGCCATTCAAATTACCGCTCGTAGCATTCGCAGAAAGACCACCACTAATAATCGCTTCTGTTTGAGATACGACATCTTGAAAAGGTGGGAACTGAGAAAAGGTCGGGGCTGTATCATAGTGTCTTAAATTACCAGCATCATAATTTTTGATAACAAGTGAGTCCATAGAATTAAAATCTCCCGTTGTGTTTACACCATCAAGAAGAGCGGCGGGTAATTCAAATGTGCCGTTTAAACCAGTTATACCGCTTGGATGATTTATCATTTTAGTTATAATAGATGGACTGAATCTCATACTATTTGGAGTGTCCTTATCTCCACAAAATAAACTCAATGGACTTAATCTTGTGAAAAATATACCACTATATTTATTCATATATACTCTTTTACCTACATCATTCAAGAAAGCCTCAACACATCTATCACCAGCATCAGTAAATCTTGACGAATGAATAGCACCAAGTTCAAATTTTTGACTATCGTTATCAAATGTTAACGAAAATTGACTAGAACCGATAAGATAGCCTAAATCTACGCCGTTAACTTGGTCTATAAATTGAAATTGTTGTTTTGCGTCTAAACTCATAAATGTTGGTTGTGCTGCTGGTGTAAATTCTTCGTTCTTGATTTGTTGTGTGTTCAATAAAAGCGGGTTATCACTTAATCTGAATGCTGAATGATTATCTCCTACGGGGTTTAATTTTTCAAATTTAGAGGATATAAGTGCCGCTAGTTCATTTGGTTCATAATCTTTCGCTTCAATACCGAAAGAAATTATCTTAGTTAAAGCATTAGTATTATTTACACCATTTTCGGTGTTAGTTTGTTCATCAATTATCGCCGCTCCTCTAGTAGTTTCTTCGGGTTTAAATTTTGTGTTTGGTGAAATAGAAATAGCGGGAAGTCCATCGTCTATCGCTTGTGTTGAAATAATGATACCACCACCGTCAGTTGGTGTGTATGGGCTACCGTCTGTTGGTGGGCTAGGTGGTATTGTAGGGAAGACAAATTGATTATCAAAATCGTCAGTCCCAATGACTCCTATATCTGTTGTTGATGTCCATGATACTTCAATAAAAGTTTTACCTTCACTATGCGTTATATATTGTGATATTTCATCGGGATCTCCTTGTGCTTCATCAGCATTAGTAAATAAACTTAATATTTTGTCTACCGCTACATATGGTGGGGTCGCTCCCGATTTAGGCACATAATATCTTAATTCTTGTTGTATATAATTACCACTTTTACCGAAATTGGAATCGGGATTTATCTCCATTTTAAAAAATCTTAATCTTGATTGTTCGTTAGTTTGTGTAGTTTTGTCCATCAATACAAAAGGTCGTCCAGTGTTCTGAATGTCGGTGGGATTACCTTGACCATCTAATACCGCTACGGCATAATTTTTATTTTGGGTAGGTGTTGTGCCGCCTTGTCCCGTTGGTGCGGGAAAATTACTATAGTAGTCCATGACATAATAACCTATTGTTGCTTCTATAGTTAACTCGGTTTTTGATCCATTAGGCACACCGAAATCAAAATCACTACCAACGGTGATCAAGTTATTACTTTGGTTGGTCTCGGCGATAAAACTATTTTTCAATATAAGACTTTCTCCGTCTTGTAATGTATAAGGTTTATTTAAAACAACAGACCAATCACCCACTCCATTTCTTTCACTTTCGGGGGCTGTCTCCCTTAATTGAATAATTTTTAAGTCTTCTACTGGTTGACTCATTTATATAATTATAAAAGAAGTTTTTTTACAAATATTTTACGTTATAATCTTGTCCGCCTATATCTAAACTTCTTGCTACTTCAGCATATAAGTGTAAATCTAAACCTAAGTTAAGACGCTGGATGTTACTTGTATCATCCTTAAGATTTGTTCTCTTATAATCTATATTTAATTGATTGACTCTTGCTCCACCCAAATCAAACCCAACAAAATCATATTGTCCTACTTTATGATTTGTTGATGCCGCTTGACCATTTGAGGTAGAAGCACCTAACACACCATCGATATTAACACATGCCGTCCCTAATTGATCTAAACCTATTGACTCTTGATTACCGAATGGGGGAATATTACATTCTCCCCAAGTCTGATAAAGAAGCATAGCCTTTTGTGATGTTTTGGTTAAACCTTCATCGGGAAACACATTTCTACCATTTAATCTAATTTGTATTTTTTCATTATGTTGAGTATATGAACTAAATGCCCCCGCACCTTGTGCCGCGTTGGCGTGAAAATTACCAGTAGCAACACTTAAAGCCTTCATCATCGCAACACGACCTAAAACCTTATTATCATAGCCATTTAATTGCTTATTGACGGATTGTTCTGCTGTATCTGTATCCGCACCGAAAGCGTTTGCTGCTGTTACTTGGTCGGCGACTTGAACTACATCGTGTTCTATAGCATTCCAAACAATTTGAGATTGTGCTGAATTTAATTCACCTAATCTACCTTTATCCATTAACTCATCAACGATTAAGGTTGGTGTTCTTGTTGCTAAGGTGCGTGTATTATTATCTAATAAAAGATTGACATCGGTTTCCCATTCGATCACTACTTTTAAATTCTTAAAAATAGAAGTGTCTAAATGTGTCATGTTATTCAAAATAGGTAGGACTTGTCTTAAATCTAATAATCCCTCTTCTTCTTCGGTATGATTCCCCGAGGTTACGGATTCAACGCTATATAAAAAACTACCCGCCTCTAAAACTCTATTGGTATCTTGTAAAACATAACCGTTACTAGATTTATTTAATCTTCCATTAACCGAAACATTTCTCTTATTAGTATTTCCTAAATTTTGAAATGCCGCAAATCTGTTAAAAAATCTAACTGAATCTAATTCAGTTCTACCATCCATTAATCTTGCGTGTCTAATAAGACCATATACTCCCGCTAGAGATTGATATGCGGTGGCTGCTGAAGCATTAGCCGATAATCCCGCTAACATCATATTTGGATAGTAGGCTGTATCTCTATCTAATCTAAATTCACAAATTCTATTTGAAATGTCTACTCGTGGGTCTAAATATTGTGTTTTTAAACTGGTTGAATAAAGTCCGCTCATGTTTTATAATCTATATAAATATTTTAATTTCAAAAAAAAATTTTAATTCCAATCTACTTCATATTGTTTAGAATAGGGTTTATTAAATGGATTGAATATATACGAAGTATGTCTTCCATTTTTTCTCATTCTAAATACTTTTTGATTTAATAAGTTTTGAAATATAAACCTTAATAGATAAGATTCATTTTCACCAGTCGCGAATCTAATAAGATTCTTAAAATATGAATATGACATATAGCCTTGATTGAAACAATTACGTCCACTTAAATACATGTATGATACTTTTATATATTCAAGTTTTAGTCTATCGTTCCTACGCCAATTTATCCACTTATATTTATCTTTTCGATCCATATATAAAATTGAGATTTAATTTCTTATCATGTGCCGAAGAATTATTTTAGTTAAAAATGACTTAAAAATAAAATGTTAGAATATATTATATAAAAACTTAATGATCGAACAACTAATAAACGACTATGCCGAGCGAGAAGGTAAAACCTATGCCCCTACATCAATAAGAAACTTTAAAAATCAATTGAAAAAATTAAATGGTGGTATTGAACCTACCGAGTTTGAATTTTTAAAAAACACCGAGGCTATAGAAACCTTAATTAATAGTTATAAAAAAAGAAATGGTGAGCCTTTTAGTGATAACACAAAAAAATCTTATTACATAACCATCGCAACTATTTTAAGGGCTTTAGGTGATGGTAAAACATTGAAAGAATACACTAAAGTAATAGATCGCTACAATAAATCTAGAGAAGATACAAACACTACAAATTTTTTGAATAAAAGTGAGCGTCAAAATTGGACTACATTTGAAAACCTAGAATCTATTTTGACCATCCTAAAAGATGAAATAGAACGACGTAGGCTACATAAAAGAACACTTATCAAAAATAGAAAAGATTTTTATTTGATTCAAAAATATATCGTAGCGGGTCTTTATTTGTTAACGCCACCAAAAAGAGCCGACTACATCATGAAAATTATTTATAACGAAGACGACGACGATAAAATACAAAATTATTTATTAGTCGAAAACGCTAGAGATAAATTTTTCATATTTAATAATTATAAAACATCTTCTAATTATGGATCTATAAAAGAGAAGGTGAATCACAAATTAAACAATCTTCTTAATTTTTGGTTGAAATATAATAGAGGCAATCATCTTATTTATAATAGTGAAGGTAATCCGATAAACGAAAATGCTTTAGTCAAATTGATTCCTAAAATATTTGAGCCATTAGATAAACACATTACAATTAACTTACTTCGTAAAATTTATATTTCACATCATGTAGACGAGAAAGATTATAAAACCGTTGATGAACTAGCAAAGAAAATGCTTCACTCTTCTACAACGGCATATAGAAATTATTTTAAAATCATTGAATAAATCTTTCGGTATGATCGCTTAAAAATTGTCTTAATAATTCAATAGTGGTATTTAGTTCTTGAGGCATATCTAAATCGACACTGAATGTTTCATCAATAATTCTTATCCAACCATAAGCCGAGATCAATGCTTTTTTTAATTGTCTAACTTCCATTTTCATTTTACGTTCTTTCTCTTCGAGTTCTTCATATTTTAATTTCATGGTTCTACCCATTTCTAAAATTTCGTTTTCATCCATGATATAATTATGTTTTTTTTTATTTTTTAATTTCTTACCTATAAATAATGAATACAGTAAAACTCAACGAAAAAAAATTGAAGATTTTGAAAGTTAAGGATAAAAACGATAATTTAGGTTTCAAAGTAAATAGGTTATTTGATCTACCATGCCGTCTTCTACTGGTTGGGGCTACTGGCACGGGTAAATCAAATTTTTTAGTCAATTTTTTTCTGAATGAAAACTATGGCTATAAAAATTTATTTGATGGCGATGACATTTATATCTTCGCCCCCGCACCCTATGCGGATAATAAAATGAGATTGATAATAGATGAAAAAGAAGTTCCCGATAGTAATGTGTTCGATGAATTTTCAAACCCGCTACTACTATCGGTTTATGATATGTTAGTAGACGATTATGAAGAGGCGATTCAACAAAAAATCAAACCTACCCAAAAAGTAATAGTCCTTGACGATTTATCCTTTTCGGCTAAGTTTGCTGACAGATTTAACGCTCTTGCTAAGGTGTATCAGAATGGAAGAAAGTTTTTAGTGTCTGTAATTTGTTTAACACAATATTATAATCAAACCACAACTGCTATACGCTTAAATAGTTCGGCATTAGTTTTATGGCGAACACCTAACTCAATGTTAGAAAAAATAGAGCAAGAGCATAATTATTTAGTAGGTGGTAAAAAGGCGTTTATGAATATGGTTAAAACTAATGTTAGGGAAAAGCAAGATTTTTTAGTTATAAATTATTCTAATAATACAAATGAATTATATCTAAATACAAATATGGAAAATATAACACCTCAAGATCTTAATAACGGTTTACTCGACCCTTAAGTTTTTTCTCTTTCATCGCTTTCATTTTTTCTTTTTTAGTTAATTCACTCATGGTCTTTGGTGTTTCTTTTGCTATACGTTTTGTAGGTCTAAATATATCACCTTTTTTTTTATAAGTTTTACTACCGTCTTGAGTTCTCCAATCTTCTTTAAACCATCTAGTCAAGCCTCCTTTTGGTTTTTTACCAATATAAGTCCCACCTTGTTTTTTGTATTCTCTAACTACTTGACCACTCCGATAAGCCGAGTGTTTTGGTATACGTCTATATACCTCAGCCTTAACTTTTTCATAAAGTTTCTTATTCTTTGGAATAGCCATTTATAATAATAGAGATTATAAAAAATTTAATTTTTTCATAGATGCTATTAACTTTCTATGACTTATCGGTTTAGGTTGTGGTGGTGGTGCGGGTGGTTCGTATTGATCTTGTGGTTCGGCTACTGACGCTTCATGTTGTTTTTTTGGTTTACTTTTTTTGACTTGTTTAGTTTTTTTAGTTTTATCTTTTTTACGTTTCACAATAACCTCCTCATATTCACTCTCTTCACTTGAACTAGTAATAGAAACCTCCTCCACTTCTTCACTTTCACTACTTTCACTTACTTCGATAACCTTTACCTTTTTCTTTTTAGGTTTACTTTTTTCTTTTTTTGGTTTTTCTTCAACCTTCATTTTTGGTTTTCTTTCATTCTCTAACTCTTCTTTTAACCTTCGGATTTCTTCGGCATAAGATTCAGCCGTTTTTTTTGATTCTTTTTTCTTTTTCAATTCTTCATATAAAAACTCTTCATCGGCTTCTTTTTTCTTTTCATCTTCGATCTTTTTCATTTCTCTTTTTTTACGACGATTGGCGAGAGCGGTTTCACGCCCTTTGGCTAGATTACGTTTTAGTCTTTCTCTATGTTCATCTGTAATGGGTTTTTTAGCCTTGGGTTTTTTCACTTCTTTCATTTCGGGTATAGGTTCTTCTTCTTCTATTTCTTCATGTTTCTTTTTCTTTTGTGGTCTTCGTTTCTTTATCTTTTCGTCAATCTCTTCAAGTTCTTCTTTTGGTATCTCAAAAATATCAGCGTCTTTATTCGGCATATATCAATTACAAATAAAAAAAATTTACAAAAATAAACAAATTAGTGAGAATTTTCTGAGAAAAAAATCCTTACAAAAAAAATACATGTAAGACACAAATCTAGACCTCTCATGATACCTCCTTAACCATATCTTCGAGAATTCTACCAAGAAGACCCGCTCCTATTTCTACTTTACCTTTTTTAATAATTGGAGTCGATTTTAAATCTTTTACAAATTCTTCAACCTTAGCGGCTAGAGGCGGTAATCCCGATTTTTCATTTGATTTTACTCCAACCTTTTTAAACTTAAATCTCTTACCGCTTGATCCTTCTAATCTTTTATCACCGACTTTAGGTTTTTTTGCTTTTTTAGGTTTTGATTTACCTAAAAATATTCTATATAATCTATTATAATCCTTCTTTAATTGATTTTTATACCTTTTAATATCTGCTGTCGCTTGATCACCATAAGTATTAACATCTAATTTGTTATATTCTCTTACATCGTTATTAAAACTTTTTAATTGTTCTTGGTTCAATCCTTTTTCTAATTCAAAAAATAATTTTTTTATTTTATTAAATCTTTTTTTGCCTTCTTCAAAATTAATTTTTGATTCTTGCTTTGGTGTTGATGGGACTGAGGATTTAGGTTTTGCTTTTGCTTTTGGTGCTTTTGCTTTTGCTGGTGCTTTTTTAGGTGCTGGTTGTCCTTTCTTTTCTACTTTAAATCCTTGTTTCTCCCATGCGTTCTTAAATATACTAAAATTATCGGTTCTCATAAAGTTAGGTAGTTCACCCATCCCAGTCCATAATTTTACTTTTTTATCTTGTGCTTTTGCTTTTGCTTTTGCTGGTGCTTTTGCTTTTGCTGGTGCTTTTGCTTTTGCTTTTGCTGGTGCTTTTTTAGCGTCATAAGGTGGATCTGATTTCTTACCTTTTCTTACTTGTTGTTTATATAAATCTTTACCCGCTCCCGTTTTACCGCTTTTACTGTCTCTCATCGCACACGTTACCTTGCCAGTTTTACCAACTGGAAAGCATTTCAGTTTAGGATTAGGGACACTTCGACCAACAATAGGCTTAACCATTTTATAATTTATATTAACATAAAAAAATTGAAAAAATAATCTAATAAATCCTTAATGACTAAGTGTTATTTTTGTAACGAAAGAGATACAGAGTTTTTTTGGGGATATTTCTGTAAAGACTGTAGTCAACTATCAAGATTGCTCAAGACAAACCCGCCCGAAAAATGCTATAGCATTCTTAAGAATGTATTATTAAGGAATGAGGTTCAAATCTCAAATAAGATCAAACAAGAGATCATTAAAATAGAGTTGTCTAAAAAGAATAAAGTTTTAAAAAGTAAGGAGGTTAAGGAGACTAGAGAGGCTGACGACAATGAAGATTATGAGTCGCCTAAAACACGTAGTCATTGTAAATCAGTTTAACTCGTTTTATCTGTATATTTTTTTTATTATTATATTGTAAAGATGGATATTTGTAGCAACCAATATCTTAATAGTTGTATATATAAAATTTATTGTAAAGATTTAAGCGTTACGGATTTTTATATAGGAGCGACAAAAAACTTAACTAATCGTGTTAAACAACATTTTTATAATGTCAATAATCCTAGATCGGTAAAGGGAAAATTTAAAGTTTATAATTTCATTAGAGAACATGGAGGGGTAGATAATTGGAATGTTGTAGCCTTAAAATTTTTAAGCGTTAAGGATAAAAAGGCATTGGATAAAGTAGAAGGAGAGTTTATAAAAAAATATAGACCTACGTTAAATTGTGTTATCGTTGGTAGAACACGACACGAATACATAGACGACAATAGAGAGAAGGTAAATGAATGTAATAAAAAATCATATAGAAAACACAGAGACAAACACAGAGAACACAAGAAAAAAATTTATCAAGAAAACAAGGAGGCTATATGTAAAAAACAAAAGGAATATTATGAAAAGAATAAAGAGGAGATTACAAAAAGAAGAGCGTATGAGTTTAATTGTATTTGTGGAAAAAAGATCCAAATTCAAAATCGGAAGGCTCATATCGCATCTAAGCAGCATCACAACGATTTATCAAAAATTATGAGTGATAAAATGTTTGAAAATGAATTAAAAATCTGCTTTTAGATTTACTGAAAAAAAATTCTAAATCTGTATACCGCTATCGGTATATATATACCGCAACCAAAAAAGTGCGGTATATGCGGTATATAAATAAATTGATAAGAATATAGGTATGGATGTTAGATACCATTTGTTATTTTGTTATGATCTTTCATACTTCATATACCGCATATACCGCAAATACTTAACTTCATATACTATAAAATTAAAAATATAGAAACGCATAGCCATAGTTTCAAAATATATAATTATATATGAGAGGCACATAAAAACGGCGGTATATAGGTATATGCGGTTTTACTGATAAGAAAAAAATAAAATGGCTTCAACCACCATACCTTATATTAAGACAAAACAAAAAAAAAGTAAATATACCGTGATCGGTATATAGCGGTATCATCGAGTATATGCGGTATATAAAACATAGAATTTATTTTAAGTAAATTCATAGAATTTATTTTAAGTTAAAAAAGTAAGTAAGTAAAATTATTATAGAATTTTTTCACTACCAAATTTGTAGATAATATCTAAATTTTTTATTAATAGGTCTATATTCACTACATAGGCTTTACAATTCATCTTACCCAAAGGTGCTACTTTATTTGAATTAGAATAAGTGATCGGTTCATGTTGGATATTAACCAATTTACTTTTAAAGTTTTTTGGTGTTAAATGAGTATGTATTAACATATTGGTCTCTAAATATTTTTCATAGTGTTTGTATAAATCAACTACACCGATATGAATAGATTTATTATCTTTAGTTATATATTTTCTCACCTTAAGTTCTTCTACGTTTGTAAATGTTTCATACAACCACCTATAAATAGGTGATACTTGATGATCTATCATTTGTTTCATTTTCTCCGTAATCGGAAACTCTCTTGGATTAAAGTATTTAATATCACGTGTTTTATAATATGAAAAAATAGTATTCAAAATATTTTTATCTTTTAAGTTAGTAAATAGTTTATTATAATATGGTTTATCTTTTTTGAATCCACTTTTCACAACCCAAAATCTTCTATTATCGGCGGTCATGGTCATAAAATTATCATTATTAGAAAATAGCAACCACCTAATATAATTATTTTGAGGATATTGTTTTACGTTCTTTTGATTGATATTTATTTGTTTACATGTCATAGTCGTTTTTATTTCTTCTTGAAACTTGATAGCCTCTTTGCCGCTTATTTCGTCAACACGAACCAAAACTTTATTTATCAATCCCGCATTGAAATCGCCGCCGAAGACTTGATTAAAAGATTCGGCTTCGTAGCATACACCACCACCGAGCATTGCGTCGAGATATTTATAAAAGACATCTTTACCAACACCTTTCATACTATTTATACATATACAAACTTCGGGATTAGTATCGGTGTTTTGAAATAGATCGGCTATCCAATCCTCAAAGTATTTAGTATAGCATTCATTATCACCACATAATAAAGAAATATGACTTCTAAATGAATTTAAACCATCCACGTCCCATTCACTTTCTTCTATTATTTTTGATTTGAATCCTAAAAAGGTGTTAAAATTATCACCACAATCAATCTCAAGATTTGGTATGAAAGTAAATTCATCATAACATCTTCTATTTTCATCTTGTAGCCACTCTTTAAAAAATTCTTGAGGCTTGGCTCGTGTTAATGTTTGAGGATTAAATTCGGCTACTTGTAGCGGTTTATTTAATAATGTAAATTCATTATTATTGAATATCATTAACTTTTCATTTTTTACCATACAAAAGCACATAGGATTAAGAAGCATGAATTTCGTTTTTTCAAATTCTTCTTTGATGTAGTCATAACTAAATTTATCTTCAAAGTCATCATAGTTCGGTGGTGCTATTTCTACTTGTTTCAAATGTCGTTCATATTCATCTTTGAACATTTCTTTTATTTTATCATTGAAAGGCTTTCTAAGCCATCTAACACCATATTTATTAAGAGTAGCATCATTGAGAATAGATAGCGTTTCTTCTTCTTGTTCTTCTATTTCTTTATCTTTATTTATTATTTTTAAGAAACCATCGAGCATAGGAACACTTATCTCATCATCATTAAATAAAGGTAAAACCTCGTGGAGTATTTCGTTTTCTTTGATACATAAAATATTAGATAAAAAAGATCCTTTCTTATGTTCTTTATTATTTTTTTTAACGTGTTTGAATTCATCGGGTGGATTATCCCAAAATAATTGCTTGATATTGATAAACTCATTATTTAATGCTATTAAATCAATATGAGAGCCGTTATACAAAGCATAATTATCGTTAAATAACATTACAATTATATCATGTTTAGTTCTTTTTGTATCTTTTAAAAACTTTCTACGTCTATTGATATATTGTTTTAAATATTTAGATTTAAAATTAGGATAATGTTTAGTTAATAAATGTAATAAAATTGTTGGTTGTGCGTTTACCATGTCAAAATCTAAATATAAATCTTTACACAAAAAAGACTTAATATCGTTTTGTAATGATTGAATACCGAATTGTTTCGGATAGATACGACCTTCGTTCTTACCTTTACCGAATTTATATTCTTTATCATTGTTCACACCTTTAACTCTTATCATTTTCTTTATCCAAGATTTGAAACACTTGACGTATTCATCTTGAGAATATTTATTACCATCTTGTTTCTTTTCGTTTTTATCAAATATTTTAGTTATGATCTCATTATGTTTTAGTTTTTCTAAAAATAAAGCGGCTACTAGCGGTATGGTCTCGTTAAAAGTTCTAATCGGCATTATATAATAATTAATATATTCTTTTTTGAGTTTATCCTTAAGTATTTTTTTAATTTAATATATTCTAAAAACTACTTAAAAAAAAAACTATGTATATAATTACAGAGAAACCATGCCTAAAATAAAAAATACAATTTATAAATTTGAGGTCATAAAATATGGTCAAGTCCAAAAATATCATAGCCGTCAAGAGGTATGCGACGACTATTCTATACCAATGTGGCTATTTTCAAAATTAATTAAAAATCCCGATTTTGAAAGCGATCTATATGAAAGCAATTTTTTAATTAATAAAATACACGAACCAAAGGTTAGGATTTTTAAATTAATTTAAAATATGATATTATAAATGAGTTTTACTAATGATAGAGATAGTGATAATTATACAACCGATAAATCGGCATGGTTAATGATAAAGGATTATATACCTAATAATAAAAAAATATGGTCGCCTTTCTATTGTGATGGTTTACAAAAAGAATATTTTAAAGAGATGGGCTTTGATATAATTCACGAAGACGAAGACTTTTTTGAAAATAATAAAGGTGATATAGTTGTAGATAATATCCCATTTAGTAAAAAAAAGAAATACTAACAAGATTAAAAGAATTAGATAAACCTTTTATTTTAATAATCCCTACATGTTTGCTCTGCTTAAAATGGTTTCAAAAATTATATGCGAATGAAATTCAAATTTTAATACCAATGAAAAGACTAACCTTTACAAAATTAAACGAAGAAAGTGTTGGATATACGCCTCCATTTGGTTCATTTATTTACTGTTATAAAATGAATTTAGATAACGACTTAATATTTATATAAACGATTAACATTATTTTTAGTTTATATTTTTTAGATAAAAAAAATATTTAATTATTTTAAAAAATGAATCAAGAGGCTTATAATAACCTAGCGACTCAATTAAAACAGTCAATTAATATAGGTCAAGATAAGGTAGAAGATCATGTCAATAATTATATCGAAGGATTAAAGGATAGTTTAGGTGTGGCTAGTGGTGGTATTGTTGAAGATGGATTAGAAAATATAGTCCATGGTCTTATTAGAAAAGGTAAAAAAATTACCGAAGACGTAGTCAGAAAAGGTGTTGACAAGGCTAAGGATACTATTAATAATGCTCGTGATAATATTAACAACGCAATATCTAGCAAACTAGAAACGGGTAATAGTATTTTAGATGAGACACGAAATAAAATAAATAATGTCGTAGGTGAGTCGCAGAGACCAACCCCCGCACCACGACCCGCCGTAGGTGCGAGAGAAGTGGTAGAAAGACCAGCGATCCCCGAGCGTAGAGTTCAATTAAGTGAAGAACAACCCGCTAGAGATATTACATTTAGACCAGCAGTTCCCGAAAGAACCGTAATCGATAGACCAGCAATTCCCGAACGAACATCTATTCTGACTCCCGCACAAGCCGAAAGAACTGAGGTCGTTAGACCCGCTACCGCACCACGAACCGAAAAAATTCCTAACCCACATCCCGCACGTAGTCAAGTAGGTGAGAAAGAAAACTATAAAAACGTTAATGAAACTAATTTAGATGAAATTGAGAATAGAGTTCAAACTAGATTCAACAATTTAGATGGTAAGGCACAAAGGCGAAGCGATAAATCGTTTAGAGGTAATAGTAAATATACCGAAAGCCCCGAAACATTTAAAGATAGACTTAGAAATGTAAAAATTAGAGAAAAAACCATAGCCAATCAAGAAAAAAATCCCAAGACCACCTTTAAGGATACAGATTTAAAAGTAAATCCATCAGAACCAGCAAACCCCGACGATATTTTCGGTAAAGTTGCTACAGAGCGTAATCCCCCTAAATTTGATAATCCACCCGAGACCACAACAAGTGTTAGAGCGGGAGTTCCCGCCGAATCAAGAACCATCCCAGCCGTTACCGAGAGAACCGCAACTACACCCGCACAACCAGCAATCACCCGAACTATACCAGCAGAAGAAGAACAAATAATATCTGTTCCAAGTGTTCCCGCAAGATTTCAAGTTACCGAGGCACAACCCGCAGTATCACGAACTTTACCACCAGTAGCGGCTTCTAGACCCGAAGTTGATGACAATCTATTTAAGACTTTATCGTCAAAGGTTCAGCAAGATAACGCCGACACTCAAGCAAAATATCAAGCGGCTATTAAACCTACTGAAGGTGAAAAAGTAGCGTCTGATATTACTAAAGGAGTTGAAACAGAGGAGAAGGTTGGTGCTGAAGAAGGTGAAGATTTAACACCCGAAGGTCTATTAGGTCAAATGATTTTAGGGATTGGAGGAGGTATAGCATCACAATTTATAAATAGTCATAAACAAGATATAGTCAAGCCCGAACAAGTCAATTACTCAATTGCGATGGGTTCTTAGATTATTTTTTTAAAATAAAAATATTTATATAGATTATAAAATATGGATAACATTGTTAGAATTTCATCTAAACAAGGAAATTTTGATACAAGCGGAACTAAAAATTTAGTGGATTTTGAAATCCCAAACGATGGTTCAGCATACAATCTAGCGGAAACATACGTAGCGGTAAACATTCGTCATACCACTACACACGCTAATAATGCTAATGCTCTTTATAATAAACACCTTAAATTAAATCTTGACAATGCCGAGTCAAATTATGTTTACCCATCATCAGCAATGGTCAAAAATGCCTCTATGTTTTCTCAATCAAGAGGCAAGGTAGAAGATATTAGAAAAGTAGATTCATTAACAACTAATTTAACGGCTTACACAAAAAATCTATTTAACAAGCAATCATCTTTAGGTCAAGTTAATTATATAGGAATGTCTAATTTTTCATCGGCACAAAATCAAAATCAATTAGGAGTTTTAAAACAATCACTAGCCGATAGCAAGATCAAGAGTCATGAAGTAAGAATCCCGCTTAAGGATATTTTTCAATCGGCAAATGTAGAGGCGTGGAATACATCAAATTACGGAAATACAAAAATACACTTGGAGATGAATTTTGATAAATTACAGATTCAAGACGCACAAACTGAAGCAGAGTGGGTAGCACGTAGAAGATTTGGTATTGGAGCAAACGCCCTAATTAGAACTTTAGACGCTGGTGCGGCAAACCAAAACAGAACACTAGCGACCGCTATTGATTATATAGATATTGAAACAGCACCCTTTTGGGTTGGTATGCCCGTTAGACTCAACGGCACACGGGGGGCTGATGCTGGGGGAGCAACAGCATTTCCCGAAAATTTAACACGTGTTATAGAATCAATTACACAGAACGCAAACGGCACACTTAATTTGACATTTGACGGCGATATTGTCGCCGCTGGATTAACTGCTGGACACGCAATTTTTACTGCGACCGTCGACTATTATGAGACTTCTACCGATGCTGCTATTGAAATTTCATCAGTTGAATTAGTTTCTATGGTTAACAATTCATCACAAGCACCCGCCTCATTATCATACAATACATTTATAAGCGAAGAGGATTCTTATCCCGCACAATTGTCAATAAATAGATATTATAGTATTGAACCCGCTTGTAGGACTATTATGATCGTATTTTCTGCTAATGGAGCGGTTAGTAGAGATAGATTACAAAACTATCGTCTAACACTTGATGGACATGATATTACACCTAGAGCCGTTGAACGTAAGGGTAGTATTCATAAGGATTTAGTTTCTAAAGCGATGTTAAATCGTGGTGTAGCACCTAAATCATCAATTGAAAAAATTTGGGTTGCTGATGCTACAGCGGGTAGAGGTTTCAATGTTGGTGCTGATAATTATATTATCGCTATACCATGTCCATTCGTAAATAGAACACAAAAATTAGGAGTTGAATTAACAGCAGAAAACGGACAAACTTTAGGAGGTAGCCATATAATCTATAAGGAAGT